AGAAGACTGATTGATCATGTTACCGTTCTGATAGATCTCAAACTTATTAGGTTTGATACCACGTGAGATCTTAAACTTGTGTGCACCTACATCAAACTCAACATCTACTGTACAGTTCTTACCGTTGATAGTGTTAACTAGCTGAGGTTTATTAATGTCGCGATGTGGTTTACCAAACAAGCCAAATGATAACGCATCTAGTAATGTAGATTTGCCAGCACCGTTCTGACCTACAATCAACGTAGTAGGAGACTTGTTTAATAAGACAGTTGTGACTTCGTTGCCTGTTGATAGAAAGTTTTGCCATGAAACACTCTTAAAAACGATCATTAAATGATTTCCTCATTCTGTGCTTCAACGTATAAACCACGCATCATATTCTTAATCCTATCTTTATCTAAATCAGTGTCAACCGCATCAACGTATGAGTCAAGTAGCTGAGTAGTATCTTCTACAGATATAGCTGCATCATCTACATTCTCACCCATAAACTCATCAAAGGTCTCTGCAATCTTCAATTCGTGTGTATCAACATCTTGAATCCGATCTATAAACTTGTCGAATAAGAATGGTTCAGACTTATTCACTACGACAACCTTAACAAACTTCTGCTTCAAAGCTTCTACATTATAGTCATTATACACTGTTTTGCGGTCATCGTACACTACTTTTTCAAATATTGTGATAGGATTTTTAACAGGTGTAAGTTCACGCTTCTCAGTGTCAAAGATATGGAAGTGCTTAGGATCATCTACATCAGACCACGTGAATTCCATTTGGCTACCAAGATAATGAATGTTACCTTGATTAGACTTAGTATGAAAGTGACCTGACATTACCAACTCAAAGCGATCAAATAATTCAGTACCCATACCGTGCATATTCGGCATGCCTTTCATCATATCAAAACCAACTAACTCTAAGTGAGCTCCAAGAATAGATGCTTTACAATTCTTAATAAAGTCGGTATATTCTACGTAGTTCTCATTGTTAATCCATGGTACTACAGCAACACCACATCCATCATAGTCTAATACCTTAGGTTTCATTACGATATTGACGTTAGAAGTATAATGACCAAGCAACTCTTTTAAAGAGCACAATTCATTTGTATTCTTATAGAACACATCGTGATTACCTGGTATGATGTCCATATGGATACCATCCTCACGAAGACGATCTAGGAATACTTTACGATTAGAGTTTAAAGCTTTAAAGTTAACATACTTACGATGGTCATAATAATCACCTAAATGTAAGATCTGTTTAATGTCATGCTTCTTTAAGTATGGAAAGAACACTTCTGTATAGAAACGTTCTTGATACTTAATAAAAATATCTGATGAATTACGAACACCGCAATGTGTATCGTTTAATATTGCTACTTTCATGTATTAACCTTCGTTCATGATATTGTGCTTAGGAGTCCAACCCAATGCTAATAAGTACTCAACATCTGCGCATGTTGCCATACGTTCTCCTGGAGCTTCACCTTTACGCCATTCGCCAGTAAAGCCAAACTTCTTAGCTACTTGCTTAACAGGTGTAATATGCCCAGTCCCAATGTCAACCACTGATTGTTCTATTATATCACAGTTTTCCATGATTGTACATAGTCCATTCAATAAATCTTCAATATGAATCCAATCTCTAAAATGATCTTCGTTAATGTATTTCACATCGTCACGTATCAGTCTCTTGTATAGCATGTCATCTCTTCCTGGCCAAACGGTATGGAACTTCATACCTATATGTTTAACCGTCAGCATAGACGCCATTTCTTCTAACATCTGTTTAGTAGTTGCATAAGGATTTAACCACCATTCATGAGCATTAGACGAAGATGCGTACATTATGTTAGTGTTTGTACGCTCACAATATTTGAATATCCTACGTGATAATTCAACGTTGTTCTTATAGTATTCAAGCGGTTCTGAGAATGATCTACGAACACCAGCTAAACCCGCAAGATGGATAACAGTATCATACCTCTCATCTAGATTCTCCCAATCAGTATCAAGTAAGTCACCTTCAAAATAACCTACAGTATGATTTTGCTTTAGAAGCTGTTCCATCAAGTGGCTTCCAACATATCCTTCATGACCTGTTACTAATACGTGCATCATAATCTCCTTTTTAAATTAGACAAATGAGCTTGTTCTAAGATTGTAAGCTGAGTGTTATACTCATGAATCTTAGCATAGCTTATGAATGCTTTTACGTCTTTTGGAAAGCATTCTCCTCCATACCCTACTCTTCCATCAGAACCTGGCACATCTAAATGAGATGCTGAAAGTCTTGGATCTAGTTCTAATAGGGATCTAAGTGCATTCCAGTCGCCACCGTATTGATCTTCAAGCTCGTTCATAAACGCAACTTTAGTAGCAAGGAAAGTGTTAATACTATACTTCATAAACGATGCAGTACGTGCATTTGTTATGACCGCATTCTTATTGAAAGCAGTAAAGAACTTCTCCCAATGATCAGTATCTCTACCGCCTAGAACAACATTCTTTTGTGATCTAATATCTTCATGCGCATTTGCAGCAGTAAGGAATTCAGGTGAATAGGTAAATGATTTCCACATCAAACTAAAATCGTCAGCAATATTAGGAGGGATAGTACTCTTAACAAGTATAGGAGTTTCTTCATTAGCTGCAAAGATCTTACCAGCTATGTCAGATATAATACTGCAATCAACAATGCCATCTGATAAAGTCGGAGCAGGAACACATATGATAGAAGGATACAAGTAATCGTCATCAGTAGGTAACAGTCCCATTCCTGGATCTATTCTCCTAACATCAAAACCATTGTCTTCTAAATAGTCTGCGTAAGTGCCACCAACTATGCCATTACCCCATACAGAAATACGTAATGTAAGCATCATGTTAACCTCCCATGAATAATTCGAGGCCTTTAGCTTTACGCTCTTTAGCTGCAGCTTTCTCTTGAGCAGCAAACTCTTTTACTGAGTTGTCAGTGTCACGAATCTTATCAATACGAGATCTTAACTCTTCAACAAATGCTCGTTCACTACCAGACGCAGCGCCATCACCTTCACCATACGACAAAAAGTCTTCAACACCAGCAGTTTCAATCCATTTGAATTTAATGTCTTGTTGCTTCTTCTCTTTAGCGATACGCCGCAAGAATGCATAGAAGCATATCTGTGTGAAGTATGCGAACGCATTAGGGTTACCTGTACGGGTAGCAGCTTCAATGTTGTAGTTTGTGATTGCTTTGAGACAGTTCTCAACGCCATCCATTACCATCTCTTCACGATAGGTATAACGGATGAAGTTGGATTTATGAGATAAGCCTTCAGATATTTTAAGAAAGCAGGTTGCAATATAGTCTGGAACTATAGGCAATTTTGTATCTGCTTCTTGGGCTTGGTTAACTAGCTTCACATAATCAACAACAGAAAACGAAAACTCTCGGTTGTTGACATAATGAGGTTTGTTCTTTGGCTTGGTCTTGATCATTATATACTCCCAGTATATTTTATCGTATTATAGAACTATTATAACACGATTCTAAGGAAATGTACACTTATATTTAATTTCACTTTATTTGTGTTTAGCCGTGTACATTTTGGCTAAACTAGTGTATAATAGAAGAGTTATCTGCTGAGGGATGGAGTACCCTCTAATGTACTATCTTAGTAGTAGTAGTCTGCATCTCTTCCATCATATCTTCATCATCATATCCAAATACATCATCTTCTGGATATTCACTCGTAAAGCTAGATGTAGGTCTTTCTTTAAAACTTAAAGCAGTACGTACATAATGCTCTTTAAAAGGGTCTGTACATTCTGCATGAGTGATCACTGTACTTCTATTTATACACACCACAGACTCAGACATTGGCATCCATTCAGTGAAGTAGAACGATTCTCTATCTTCTCCACTATGCATGGTATTAATCAGTAAAGGAGATTCAACAAATATTGATGCATCTTCTATAGATCTTACTAATGCAACTACCTCGTCTCCGTTAGCAAGCTTGATATGACTTACGTTTAATTCGTTTAGTGCTGTATCTTCCATTATATATCCACTTCGTAAATTGAGTATTTGAATTTTTCTTTGCCATAGATCTTCATTCTTTCGGCAGCATGTTGTAAGGTATAGTTCTTACGTGCCTTCCAATGCAGATCATCAGCTAGATCGAATAACTTAGTTGCTTGTCCATTGTCTGATTTACGTAAACCACGGCCAATAGATTGTAACACTTTAATCTGAGACTTAGAAGGGCTTGCAAATACTACGTTATGTAGGTTCCTTATATTAACACCAGTACTAAATGTACCGAGTGATGCTACAATGATTGCGTTCTTCTGTGTCTCAGTTATCTTTCTTATATCTTCACGTACGTCTGCACCAGTCTCTCCTGACACGTAGAATATTTGTCTACGTACGTGTGCCTTATCCTTAATCATATTATATAGAGGTTTACCATGCTTCTCTACATATTGAAATAATACAAGTGTATTGCCATCTTGATCTAACGCCAAGTTTGTTATGAATTGATTACGCTTCTGGTATGAAACAATGTAATCCATCTCTTCTTGATATTTCTTCTTACCCCACGCTTTGCGTATATCATCTGGATACTTGAGCAAGATCATAGAAATATCTAGCTCAGCTAAAGAACCTGCATCCATCAGCTTCTTAGTTGTAGTCACATAATGTGCTGGTCCGAAGTGTCCTTCAAGAACTAGCTTATGTGTCTGTGTTCCATCTAATGTACCAGTCGTACCAAATCTATATTCAGCATCGCGCATTTTAGATAATATGGATATGAGTGATTTAGCTTTAAAGTTATGGGCTTCATCACCAAACACTGCACCAAACTGACTAAACCACTCAGGTCCTAGTTTATATATGCTTTGCCATGTAGACACAATAATGCGTTCGTTCTCTGCGAACTTAGGACGACCTGAGTATATCCTATGAATGTTTTCTTCATGGTTGAATGTATCATCGAATTGACTATAGTCTCCAAAGTCAGAATACATTTGTTGAACAAGAGAAGTAGTAGGTACAATAATCAATACGCGTTTTTCATATCTCTCAAGAAACCAACGCAGTATTAAGTAAATGATAAGTGACTTACCAGATGCTGTAGGTGATATAAGCAATGCACGTTTCTTTGTCAGAGCATGTGATACTGCATCTAATTGATAATCACGTGGTGCAATAGCTACGCCATTAGATGATAGAGTAAGATCATTGACCCATTCCATATCCACTACTGAGTTTGTACTTGGTACTCCGTAGTACGCATCATGCTCTACTTCAATATGATAATCACGTCCAGGAGTTGCGGCAAATTCTTGCACATAAGCAAAAAGACCACCAGGTAGATCTCCAGTTCTTACATCGAATAAACGTATCTTACCGTCCCATATCTTATTCTTATAAGCTGGCATGAATTTGTAGCAAGGAACAAAGAACGTAAAGAAATCATTTATCTCGTACATGATACCTGGATCTGCATTCACTGTAAGGTATGCGTGATTCTTTTTCTTGACACGTATTGTCTCAGACATTGTTATGCACCGCTCTCGAATTTTCTCCAATCGATTGCGTTTTTGATACTGGAATGTCTCCATCTAATATTCTGTATGATTTCTTCAAGAGTGTCTTTCAATACCTTTATGTACTCTAACCGTGCATCCATTTCTTGAATGTGTGGGTCAGAGTCATAGTAATAAGACATATCACCTTTCATAACCTTCAGACCATTTAATGCGTCGTACTCCCATCCAAGATCATCTATCTGATCTTTCGTGAGTTTACCATTGTACCATAGCCACTTCTGCTTTAGAAGGACTTTGAATTCCATATCTTTACGCTTCAATTGAAGTTTTGTTGTTGTGAGGAGTTCTAGATATTTAGAATGTAGTTTGGCCGAATCAATAGAAGCTTGATCCAGCCGAAGCTCGTCTATCTTTGAGTCTTCTTTCCACATAGCTAGGATGTTCTCAATATTAAGCATAATTATCACCTTTGATCATATAATGTTACAAATATTTATATACGTTTTAAACTGTCTTAAATTTAAAGTATGAGTATTGGAATGTCACTGAAGCTGTAAGATATTCAATAGTAGTCGTAGTTGCATCAAATGGCAATGAACTAAGATTGATAGGGAACGCATCAATAAACTGAATTTCGTTTGTCACGTTGTTGTGACTGTTTAAGACTTGCAGTGTTACGTCTCGTTCTTTACGTACGCCGTAATCGTCTTCTGTAACTAAGCCAAGAATCCAATCATGAATCTCTTTATAGTTTGTCATCTTTTCATCTACAAGAAACGTTAGATCAAAAGGGTTGTATTCGATCTTATCAGGTGCTAGTCCGATATTACGTTTAGGTGTATTCAACACTGCAGGAGATATGCTCATATCTGGCAATGCAATCTGTTGAACCATATATTGCGCGTTAGGATATTTCTGTGAGTCAATCACAAGTCTAAATCCTGACGGCGTAATGAACTGCAGATTCTCTACAAGAGTAGATGTTGCTTGTTCATTAAAATTAATATTAGCTACGTATGGCATAGTTACTCTCTCCTTATACCATTATTTATAACAAAAAAAAGGGCAACCTTTCGGCTGCCCTCTTGTTACTCTAAACTAAAGAGAAGGTATATTAACCTTCGCCTAAGATGTTGGTAACTTTGAAGATGCGGTAGTACTGGTTAGCACGATCAGCACCAGTGTTATCACCAGCAGTTGCTCCAACGAATGGGTTAGCAACCATACCGTAACGAGTCTTAAAGCCGATTTTAGGCTGGAAAGAGTTCTCGCCAACAGCACGAACCATGGTCAACGGAACATATGGGCAGTAGAAGATACCTGCGTCATAAGCGTTTCCGCCTTTGTAGCCGATGTTAACGTAGTTAACGGCAGCGTATGGATCGATGTAAACTTTCATTCCACCAGCTAGTGTACCTGCAAAGGTGTTACCAGCGTCGTCGATGTTCAAGCTAGCATTCTGCGAAAGAGCAGGAGTGTAGTCAAGCATACCAGAAGAAGAAAGTGCAGCTGCAACGTCTGAAGAACAGATCAAGAAGTTACCCTTACCGCGACGTGTCTCACGAGCAATAACGTTAGCTTCACGTTGAATTTGTACTAACAAACCTTTGTACTTCTCTACTGACCAACGGCCATCGGCGTCGGTGTCAAGATCGAATGTACCACCAGTTGTTAAATCAGTCTGTTGAGCACCAAGCTTAGCTTTCATGTTAACAGTACGGATAACTTCGCGGTTGATTTCAGCAAGAATTTCTGCAGACAAGATGTTTGCAAGTTCTGCTTCAGCATCAAGGCCGTGAACAGCTTTAAGGTCTTGAGCTAATTCCATGGTGTACTCAGCTTTCAAAGCACGAGACTTTGCAGTCACTGTAGCTTTTTCGATTGAGAATGCCATTTCAGGGAATGCGTTAGAACCTGAATCGCCTAAAGCTTCAGCAGTTGCTGTAGCCATACCAGTACCAGGAGCGTACTCAGCAATTGTGTCTGCGTCGTTACCGACTGAGCCACCAGAAGCTGCGTCATCACCTGAGAAAGGATCGTTGTTACCAGCATCAGCTGCACCAGTGTCACCAGAAGTTGCACCAGAGAATGCAGTGTTAGCTTCAGCAAACAATGCTTCTGTACCAGACTGTGAAGTATACTTTGACTTCATTGCGAAGATCAAACCAGTTGGTCCAGTCATTGGCTGTACACCAGCAATGTCATAGGCCATCAAGTTAGGCATTGAACGACGAACTAATGAGATCAAGATTGGATCCCAGTTATCGACACCAGAACCAGTTGCGTTAACTGGAGCGGCTTCTTGCAAGTTAAAAGACTCATGACCGCGCTGTTCAGCGAGGGCTTTCTCTGTGTTTTCTAACATTACTGCGGTTACTGCGCGGCGATGTGCATCTTTAAATGCAGGCGCCTGGTCGGATTCCATGATAGGAGCCCATTTTTCCATAAGATTTTTATCAGCGTTAAACATTTTTTGTTTACTCCGTATGTGATTAAGTATTGTGTTGCTTAAGGGCGTTTAGATAACTTTGCATACGTGGCGACGCTGATACTTCTTCTTCAGCGTGATCATGTACTTCAGTTAAGTCTGTATTGCTTACAGCCTTTGTTTCTTTGAAATATGTTTCTTTGATTGTATCAACTTTTGCAGTGAATGCATCAGAAGAATCATAAGTAACATCTTCAACAAGAGACTTAAGCTTTTCAGCTTGTGCTTCGCTTAAACCGGTTGCAGATTCACGAACGATAGCAGCGCGAGTAAGTGTATTAACTTCCCCTGCTAAAGCAATGTTCTTCTGCTCAGAAGTGTTAACAGCTTCTTCTAGGTTGTCTACCTTATCAGCAAGTTCATCGACTAGGTCGACTTTGCTAGCAGGTACATCAACATAGTGCTCAGTGAATACACCGTGC